TAGTAGCTTGTTTAGGATCATCTATATTATATAATTTTTTAAGTATTTCTGGATTAACTAATTTTTCATTCTGTGCTTTTAATTGAGATTCAGCTTCTTTTTGAGCTTTTAATCTAGCTTGAAGATTTCCTGGTTCTTTTGTAACTATATCAAAATAATTTTTAGCATTTACATCTGCAAATTCATCAGTAGCTTTTTGAGATGCTATTAATCTTGTTAAAGCTTCTCCAGTTAATCTTCCACTACCAAATCCTTTAAATAATTGTTCTAAATCTTTTTCTGATACTGGATATAAGTTTTTAGCATATCCAATAGCAGCTTGAGTTGTAAGAGAATTTAATTGTTGTTGAAATGTAACTTGATCTTGTAATGACATTTTATTAATATCTTTACCTGTATAATCAGTTATTAATTTATCATATAAATTTCTATCTTCAGGTTTTAAATAAAGTAAAACTTCTTTTACTGGAAGTAGAGCATCTTCAACAAGTCCTGTTGGAAGTGTTTGACCCTTACTTGCTGCATTTAATAATAAATTAAATCTTTGTTCTAATACATTTTTTTGTGGAAGTCTTATAGCTTCTGATTTTTGAAAATCTTCAATATCTTTTTCTAAAGCTTTTTCAGTAGGACTAGCATACATTCGAGTAGGACCAGCTAGTGCTTTTTTAAGAGCCGCTGTAGCTTTTATATCTTCTATATCTAATTTTCTTGTCTTTTGTCTTTGAGCTGTATCTTCAGCAATTACATCAGTTACGTTTTTAGCAATTTGCCCTAATGGACTTCTAGCTTCAGTTAATGGTTTATAACGAGAAGCTTCATCTATAGTTTTTAAAGATAACATAAGAGCAAATCTTCTCTTAGGATCATTATAAGTTTCTTCTATTTTAGAAGGAAATTCAGTTGCAAAATTTTTTAAAGATTTACCTACATAACTTCCAAAATCTGAAAGAGTTCCAGTTAATCCTTTATCTTCTTCTTTATTTCTTTCAACTGCTGCTTGTGTTTCTTGATCAGCTTGAACTTGTGATCTTAAAGCATCTTCTCCAGTTAATACTACACTTGTTGGAATAGTATTGGATAATGAATCACCTGTATATACTTCAATTTTTTTATCTTCTTCCATTTAATTAACTCTTTTAAATTCAACATCTATCTTAGAATAATCTACCATTAAATATCCATCTGTATTAAAGCTAGAAGCTTGAGGTACTTCATGAGCCATAACACCTTGATAAACTTTATCATCACCTTTATAAGTGAATGTATACATATTAATACCTGATGGAGATTTTCCGATGTAATTTATATTATCTTTTAGAACTATATCTGACATTGCGTAAATAGATCCAATTGCTCCTAAAGCTCCAGTGATTTGACCAAATGGACTAGGACCTTGCATTGGTGTAGAAGTGAAACCTGTTCTTTCTTCTCCATAACTTCTTATTGGAGCACCTGCTAATGCACCGATAACTTGATTAATTTGATTTTGTTCAAATCCTTGTTCTTCTACGAAATCTCTAAATGCTTCAGTTAATCCAGCTTGTTCTATTCCTCTTTCTTGACTTCCAAATTGTGCGAGACCCGATGAAGCACCTGCAAGAGCTGCAAGTTGAGCTTGAGAAGATCCTAATTGAGCTGCTCTATCAGCCGCAAATCTTTGAGCACCTGACTCAAATCCTGCTTGACGTAATCTTCCTGAAACGTCTCCTACTTGTCTTAAATATTCTCCGCCTAATACACCTCGTTGAACTCCTTCACGACCACCTCCAAAAGCACCTGCTTGAATAGCTTGAGTTGATAAAGCTCGTTGTTGACCTTGATATGCTCTCTCAACATCTCCTAAGGCACTTGATACAACTTGATTCTCATAAGGATTCATGTATTGTTGAGCCATAGCTGGTGTAAAAGTTTGTGCTCCAATAGCACTTAATTGACCTGCTTGTGGTAAAATTTGTTGACTATAAATATCTCCAGCTTGTATCTCTGTTGGTGTTAATTGAGCTATACGTTGACCTTGATAAGCTTGAAATGGTAATTGACTTTCAGCTTCAGCACGTCTTAAAGTTTTTTCTTGAATCTCTTTAAAGTATTCAGGTATTTGATAAGTAGTCGTTGATTGTTGTGGTGCTTGTACGACAGTCGTTGATGGTTTAAAAATACTACCCATTGATTATATATGTTCCTCCAATTACATCAAATCCAAGTTTTAAAAAAGCAACATGTTTACGTGCTACTTCTTTTCCTTGAAAGATTTCACAAATCGCAGTTAAACGATTTGCTTTTGCATATTCTTTTAATACGACCATCATTGAACGAAAGACACTATAGTTTCGATAACGTGGATTCACATGAAGCCATATAGTTCTTAAAAACTTTTTATCACTATACCACGTTTCGTCTATCGTAGCGCCTAATGTACCAACGATAATATTTTCGTATTCTACTACTATAACAAAACTATTCTTAATGTAAAATATAATATTTTCAAGACTTTTTTTATTATTAGCATTTCCAAAGTTAAAAGGTGCTTCTTTTAACCATGTTTTTAGTAATTCTCGTATATTTACAGCATCAGCAATACGAGCTTGTCTTATTTTATATTTATCTTTTTCCATCAGCGTTCACATTTACTCTTAAAGTTCCAAATCGCCAATTATCTCCAATATCATTAGTTTGTACTCTAATAGCAACTTGTCTACCTCTAGCTCTAACACTATTATACCTAGTTGTAGAATTAGCTACAACATTCGTAGTTTCATATTTTGTATCATTAGGATAATCTCTAGTTCTTAAAGTAATCGTAGCATTACCTACTTGATTTTTAAAGTCGGGTATTATTTTATCTATAAAACTAAATTCTTCTCCATCTGCTATATCACCATCACCTGATTCTATATAAGATACAATAGCACTTCCATCAGCGTTGACACCATCTTCTAAGTTATATAATAAAGAACGACCTTGAGTTAGACCATTAATTGTACTAATTGTATTTGCATTGCTATTAGGAAAATAAGTTCCACCAATTGGAAATTCAGTTACAGCATTATCTTGATATATACTTCTTTCAATCGTTCCAAAATACCAAGAGTTTTCTCCATAATTAAAAACAATATATCTATCTATTTGATTAGAATTTGCAGAACAATAATACCAAGTTGCTTCAGCATAGAAAGCATTAGATCCACAATAAACTTGTGAGTATTGAGTTTTATTAATATCGTCAAAGACATGATTAATTACAGGACATTCTATTTCTTGAACTGTTCCAGCATATCTAAAGAATTGTCCATCGGCCATCCAATATGCTATATCATTTATAATAATAGTTGCGTTTAAACTTACAGCTCCACAATCGTTACCTAGTTGTCTAAATCCATAAATAAATGGAGGACCTACATATGCCATAGAATGCATTGCTGTATCAGTCCATATTAAAATAGTTCCTTTAGCAGGTTTAGCTGATCTAATTTCACTACCTCCAGATACTCTATATGATCCTGCTGTATTAATTACATTAGGTGTCCATTCGTTATAATTTTCTTGATCTGACCAACGAATAAATAGTTTATCTTGAGTTGATGGTGTTCCAATCGTTGTCTCTGTTCCAAAACAAGCTAGTATTCTTGTGTCAGTCGCTACTACTGATAATATAGAAGTTGTAGGAGCATTAGCTATAATTGTAGCTCTATTATTTGTAAAACTATTAGATGTATCCCATAAATAAGTTGATCCATTTAATTGAGTTATAATTAAATCTTCTCCCCAGTTATTTAAACTCCAGTTTCTTAAATCTATTTCAATTTGAGATGTAGAAGCTGGTTGATTCCAACCTTGAATACCATTCCAGGCACCTGCTCCCCAGCCATATCCATATGTTTGTTCAGAAGGACCTATATTAAGTTGATATTGAACTGTAGCATTTCCATTCGCAGTAACTGTAGAAGTTGCGGCTGTATTCGTTAATATAACATAGGCATCAACGTTAGTTATACTTTGAATTTCAAATTCTCCAGTAAGAGCTGTATTTGCAATACCTCCAACGTTTGCGACTGATACATTAGAAATAGTAACGAAATCACCATCAAGAGCACCATGATTAGTTTGAAGTACTGTTACATTCGCATTAGAAATAACTGTACTAAAACAACTTGTAATATTATTCGTTTGACGTATTGGAGTAATATCAGCATTGGTTCCATCCTGAAAAACATATACTTTACGATCAGTTCCTAAAGAAGTATAACGTGAACCAGCTAAATTATACCAATTTAGTATAGCTCTTCCTACTCCTACATAATAACTATTACTATATTTAGTCCAACCACCTATTTTTTGAGGAAGTCCTTGCCTAAATCTAATCTTATCGCAATCTATCCAACGTCCTTCAGCACCAGTTTCTGTGTCTAATGTATCTAAACCAGGCTGAAATGTAAGTTTTGTTAATGGCATAATATACCATTATATCACGCTTTAGTTAAAGTGAAAGTGCTAATTAAAGTTTAGGAAATTCACCAATTGGTCTTGCAAAAACTGGAGATTGTTCAGTTCCTGTATTAACATAAGCATATAAAGCAGCTAATTGTTCTACACTTGAAACTGCATTAATTAATGCTTCCATATCATTAGATTTAGCTCTAACCGCAGCTCTATAAGTTGAAATATTTGTTGGAATTACAGCTTGTGATTCTGCATTTCTAATTACATACCAATCTGTAGATTGTAATAAACCTGCAGCTTGAGACTTGATTCTAGCTACATGAATAGATTTTAAACCTTTATTTACAACTTGTTTTCCATCTTTATCTAATATTGGCTGACCATTTATATCTACAGCATTAACGTTTTCTAATGCTTTAGCAGTTGCTGGAGCATAAGACGCTGTAACTTGATCATTTGCGAATGTGAATGTTTCAGCACCATTGTAATAAAATTCTGTGTCTTTTAAATTAGTTGTATCGTAAATAACTTCATAAATTCCAGTAGAACCTTTAAAAAAGTCCTTACTTGAATTAGCTGCTACTACCTGATTGTTTTCTACTTTTGCGAACATAGTGTCTCCTTAT